TAACAGGCAGTCCAAGTGTAGGTTCAGATGTAAATTATTAATAATCAACAGCATTAAGAAAGGATCAATCTAATGGCTGAATATCGTAGTAGAACAACAGGCGACATAAAAACACAAGGGCAGCTTCGTAAAGAAAACCCTAATATTTCATTGCCTCGTGTGTGGAATAGTAATGTTCATGACGCACTTAACGTAGACCCAGTAGAATATTCAACTAAACCTACAGACGGTGTTGGCCCATACCAAACGGTAGAACGTAATGGAGCTATTCAAAACTCTAGTGGAGAGTGGGTTCAGGCGTGGGCAATTATTGACAGATTCCAAGACACAACAGATGATGATGGGAACGTAACAACTAAAGCTGAACACGAAGCAGCATATCAACTATTACTAGATAGAGATGTAGAAACACTAAACCGCATAAAACGTGATACACTAATCGCTGAAACAGACTGGTGGGCATCTTCCGACTTGACTATGACTGCTGAACAAACAGCATATCGTCAAGCACTGCGTGACATCACAAGCCACGCTAACTGGCCCCACTTAGATGAGGCTGATTGGCCCACTAAACCGTAAGGATGCTCAATGCCTCTAGTACCCCTAAACATTCCCAAGGGCCAGTACTCTAACGGCACAGAGTATCAATCTTTAGGTCGCTGGCGTGACGTAAATCTAGTGCGCTGGCATGAAGACAGCTTGCGTCCTGTGGGCGGATGGCGACCCCGTGCGCAAGCTGACAACTCTGCCGTAGACGCTGGCGGAATTGTGCGAGGGGCTCACACTTGGATTGACAACGATGGTGAGCGGTATGCTGCTTTTGGATCGCATGACACTTTAACAGTAATGTTGGAAAGCTCTGTTACGTCAGACATTACACCGGGTGCGTTAACTGATGGTCGGATTGACGCAACAGTAAATACTGGTTTTGGCTCCGGTGGCTGGGGCTTGTTTGGCTGGGGCGTTGAGCGCCCAGACTTGGGCACTATCCTCAGAGCCACCACTTGGTCTCTAGATAACTTTGGTGAGTTCCTCATTGCCTGTTCATCGGATGACGGCGTGATCTACGAGTGGGATTTGGCAACCGCCACGGCTACTGTGGTTGCTAACGCGCCAGTGGACTGCTCTGCAACATTTGTTACTGAGGAGAGGTTTCTTGTCTGCCTTGGTGCCTCTGCCAATGCAAGACTGGTAAAATGGTCAGACCAAGAGGATAACACGACTTGGACTGCGGCGGCTACAAACCAAGCTGGCGAGATAGAGTTGCAAACCAACGGAAAAATCCTTGCTGGAGTAAGAACGCGGGGCCAGTCTTTAATCCTAACAGATCAAGACGCTCACACGATGACATACCAAGGGCCGCCATTTGTTTATGGCTTCCAGAGGGTTGGCACAGCTTGTGGCATGATTTCAGCTGGCGCATATGCTTCTGTAGATACTGGTGTTATCTGGATGGGTCGCCGTAACTTCTTCTTGTATTCTGGCGGTCAGGTTCAGGAAATACCCTGCGAAGTCGCAGATCAGGTATTCAGCAACTTGAATTACGATCAGGCGTCTAAAGTTCAAGCGGTGGTCAACAGCCAGTGGAATGAGGTCTGGTGGCTCTATCAGTCGCAAGATGCGTCAGAATGCGACAAATACGTTGCCTATGACTATGTAGAAAACATCTGGACGACAGGCGAAATTGACCGCACTGCGGGTGTAGATCGCGGAGTATTCCGCCGTCCGTTTATGGTCAAGTCTGACGGCGTTGTTTACGAGCATGAGGTTGGCTTTGACTACGATGGTGCAACACCATTTGCAGAGACAGGGCCAATAGCAATCGGCACTGGTGAGCGCCTGATGAAAGTCACAAGCGTTATTCCTGACGAAAAAACACAGGGCGATGTGGATTTAAAATTTAAGGTTCGCAATTACCCCAATGACACTGAAACGGAAAAGGGGCCGTTCAACACAGCAAACCCAACATCTGTTCGCTTCCAAGGGCGTCAAGTCAGGATGCGCGTGGAAGGCGTGGAGGCTGCTGACTGGCGCGTGGGTATTATGCGCCTTGACGCAAGGCCGGGTGCTAAGAGATGAGCTTTTACGGTGCACCTCCCATAGGCCCTGATTTTAAAGTATGGGCGGAAAAGTTTAGTGCGTGGCTGCAAAGCACACGCTCTTTTCTTACTCATCGGCGTGATTACGATAGTGCGGCGGCAGATGGCGTCTTGATGTGGGATCGTGAATATGGATATCCGGTGGTTTCCAAAAATGGTGAGTGGCGTCAGATCGTGTTGGAGGATGGCCAGTATGCTGGCGGCGTCACAACGGATCAGACTGCGGCATCTACAAACACCGCCTACGCTTTGACGTACACATCAAGCACTGCCGAAGTCATTACAAACGGAACACCAGCCTCTCGTCTTGTTTTTGCTGAGGCTGGTCAATACATGGTTAGCTTCTCGGCGCAAATTGCGTCCACATCCAGCTCAACTGTAAACTTTTGGTTCTGGCCCCGCGTCAACGGCACGGACGTTACTGGGTCAACAATGAAGAACGCATTGCATCAAAACGGTTCGGTTCTTGTTGTCAGCAGGTCAGCAATATTTGAATTTGCCGCCGGAGATTACTTGGAAGCCATGTGGGCCGTTGACAGCACCAGCGGATTTCTTGATGCAACTGCGGCAACGGCGTTTGCACCCGCAGCACCAGCTTCCACGATTGCGATAACGAGGTTGCACGGCTAGGGGTGTCAATATGCGCAAAATGTGGTATAAATGTTTAAACCGTTCGGAGTTATAAAATGGGTATCTTTGATTTTTTATTTGGCAAGCCTGAACAAACAGGTCAGCTTGACCCGCAAACGGAAGCGGCTCGAAACTTTTTGCTCAATCAAATGTTGGAGCAATACAGCGCAGGGCCAGTAAATGTTCCTCAATATCAAGCGGTTGCTCCGGCTGCAATGTATAGCGGAACAAATGACCTTCTAAGCTCACTTGGTTTGGGTACGGTTGCACCACCATCCATGCCAACAACTACTGTCGGCGGCATGGAAGTTTACACCAGTCAGCCATTTCAAGAGCAAATGGAAACGTCTTACGCCGAAGCATATCCCGGTCAATATGATTTCTTGCGATCTTTCTACATGGACCCCGTAACGGGTGAACGAGGCACTCGCTCATATGGTTATGTTGATCCAAACGCGCCTGTTACCATGCCGGGTGGTGGTTCTAACGGCGGAAACCAATATAATAATAGCGAATCTGACTCCACGGCTTACGCTGTAGAAATGCACAATAGATTGTTCCCGAGCACTAATGATCGTGGTGATAGGCGGTCTACAACTTCTATTAATACGATGACCTCACGCTTGCCCGGTGGCATAGATACGGTAAATCCCGGAAGCACATTTAATCAAATTGCGGCTTTAGCAACGGGATCAAATAGACCGAAAAAACAGCCAACAAAGTCAGCGCGACCAGTTAGCAGGACGCCATATGTTTCCAAAGGTGGGGGATCAGGAAGATGATCGGTTCAAACGTATTTGGGCAAGCCCAGCAGTCTCAAACTCAAGCGGGTGATATTTACGGACGCTTGGGAAGTTTCAGCCCAACAGATATGCAAGCTGCACAACTTGGTTCTGCGCAACAAATGCAGGGTGTCGGTGCTGTGCAATCTGCGCAAGCTCCCGGTCAAATTGGTGTTAATCAGTTAGCAACAACAAACTTAAACCCATATATGTCTCCTTACACTCAGAATGTTATAGAAGCTGGGCAAGCGGATATTGAGCGTCAACGCCAATTGGCTTCTGAGAACCTATCAGCACAGGCTCAACGTGCTGGTGCTTTCGGTGGCTCTCGTCAGGCAGTACAGGAAGGTGTACTTGCTGGTGAGGCTTTACGTCAGGCTGGACAGTTATCCGCGCAACAACGTCAGCAAGCATTTTCTCAAGCACTTCAATCCGGCCAGTTCGACATTGGCAACGTGCAACAGGCGCGAACACTTGCGTCTGGACAAGACTTCCAAGCAAGTCAATTTGCACAAAACGCGCAAGAGGCTGCGGCTGCGCGTGAACAAGCGGCCCGTTCTGGTAATATGCAAGCAGCTAATCAGTTTGCGTTACAACAGGCTCAATTTGAGCAAGCGGCAAATCAAGCCAATTATCAGGGCCAATTCCAAGCGGCTAACATACAGTCAGGTGCGGCTGGTGGTCTTCGCGGTCTTGGGTCAACTATGTTTGGTCAGGGTATAAGTGGCTTGCAACAACAACAAGCGGCGGCGGCTAGAGCGCAAGCTGCACAACAAGCAATGCTGGATGCGTCTCGCAATCAAACACTGGCAAACCTTGGCTACCCCGGTCAGGCACTGCAAACAGGCTCTAATATAATTGGAGGACTTCCTAGAGCTTCCGTTACGCAATCTGGAACGCCGGGATTGTTTGGCAGTCTGGCAACCATTGGAAGCCTTCCCGGCATTGGGTAATTAAATGGAATTAACGCAACGAGACCTACTAGCAAAGACACTGCAAGCCGAGGCTGGAAACCAAGGCTATAATGGCATGGTGGCTGTTGGTTCGGTAATTATGAACCGTCTTGCTGGCGGCAGTGATCTTGGCAAAGTTATTTTGAAGCCGGGTCAGTTCTCTGCGTGGAATAGCACCACTGGTTATGCTGGCGGCGAACAAGGCCAAGATATGGACTTTACGCCAAGTGCAAGAGCGTATGAAGTTGCTGACGCCTTGCTTTCTGGTAATTATGAAGACCCGACAGGCGGTGCCACCCACTACTATAACCCAGATATTTCCGATCCTACTTGGGGTCAATCTGGAGGTGGTGATTGGCAAACCATAGGGCAACACGTTTTTGGGAAGGCAAATATGGCTGGCCCAAAATCAATTCCCAACAACGGGACAATGACGGAATCTTTGGAAGCCAAAATCTTTGGAGGAGCTTCAGCAATGGACGGACAATCTACAGGCCGCAATATGCAGCAGCCAAGCGCCATTCAAATGCAGAAAATGCAACAACAGCAAGGCTCTGGTGGGTTGATGGGTTTTCTTCGTGATCCACGAACACGCGAGGCATTTGCTTCGATGGATGTGTCTGGTCGTTTGGGCGGAATACAGCAACGAGCGTCCGCTGATGTAGAA